TCTTCCGTTCATTTATGAACTTGATGACAGGGAAGAATGGGATAAAGAAGAATGCTGGGAAAAGGCAAATCCTGGCCTTGGTCCGATTAAATCTTACGATTATCTCCGCCAAATGGTGCAGAAAGCAAAAGCTGATCCTACATTCAAACCAACAGTTCTTGTAAAAGACTTTAATCTTAAGCAGACAGCAGAAACTGCATGGCTTCGGTGGGAAGATCTTAATAATGAAGAGCGAATTGGAGATAAAAAATTTCGTTATGGAATTGGCGGGTTTGATGCAGCTGATTGTGTGGATCTGAATGCTGCGAAGGTACTCTGCATGCGCAAGGGTGATGAAAAGATTTATGTTAAGCAGATGTACTGGCTTCCACAACGTGTATTGGATGAATATGAAAACTCCGGCAGAAGACAGGGACGTGACAATGCACCATACACTTTGTGGAAAGAACAGGGCCTGCTGAGAACGGTTGATACCTATAAGGTGAATAAGAAGGTGATCTTGGACTGGTATCTGGAAATACAGGAGAAAGAGGATATTTACATGATGGCAATAGGCTATGATCCCTGGCATATTGATGATTCACTTTTGCGAGAATTCGAAGCAGCTTTTGGAAAATCTGCAATGATACCGATCCGACAGGGCGTTGCGACTCTTTCTCAGCCCATGAAAGAGTTAAAGGCGGATCTGAGTGCAAAGAAGGTCGTTTACGATAACAATCCAATTGACAAAATGTGCCTGGCAAATACGGCGGTAAGGACTGACATAAATGGAAATATTCAGCCTGTAAAAACAGATGATCCAAGAAAAAGAATTGATGGAACTATGGCGTTGGTTGATGGCTATGTAGTCCTTAGAGATAAATTTGATGAGTATATAAGTTTGATTTAAGCAGGAGGTATATATGGCATTTTGGAACAGAAACAAAAACCGAGGAAGGGAACCTACCGCAGATAAGCCAAATACAAGTGAACAATATAAAATGGTGACAACCTGGGGCGAACATTATTATTCTTGGAATGGAAAACTGTACGACAGTGATATCATCCGGGCCTGTATTCGTCCAAAGGTGAAATCTATCGGAAAACTTGTGGCAAAACATATACAGGAAAACGAAAAAGGGTTAAAGGTAAACCCCAAAACCAGTATAAAGATGCTTTTAAGTAACCCGAATCCTTATATGACCGGGCAAATGTTCCAGGAAAAGCTTGGGAATCAGCTGTGCCTTAGCAACAATGCTTTTGCACTGATCGTTCGAGATGAGAATGGATATGCAGAGCAGATGTATCCGATTCCGGCAACAATGGTGGAAGCGATATATGGAGATACAGGAGAGCTTTTTCTGAGATTCACTTATAAGAATGGAAAAGCAGGTACCTTTCGGTATTCGGATATTATCCACTTACGCCAGGATTATGAGGGAAATGATATCTTCGGAGAAAATCCGGCACCGGCACTGGCTCAGCTAATGGAGTGTGTTGGATACATTGACCAGGGAATTGTGAAGGCAATTAAAAATTCCGGAATTATCCGTTGGCTGCTGAAATTTACCAGTTCCATGCGTCCGGAAGATGTAAAAACCAATGTAGAACAGTTTGTAAAGAATTATCTTGCTATTGAAACGGATACTTTCGGAGCAGCTGGTGTGGATGCTAAGGTTGACGCAAAGCAGATTGAGGCAAAGGACTATGTTCCGAATGCGTCACAGACAGATCGGATCACAGACCGGATCTATTCTTTTTTCAACACCAACAAACATATTGTGCAGTCAGATTGGAATGAAGATCAGTGGACTGCATATTATGAAGCGGAAATTGAACCAGTTGCAATACAGCTTGGGAAAGAGCTTACAACAAAGCTCTTTTCACCACGAGAGAGAGGCTGTGGAAATTACATCACATATGAATCCAGCAACCTTCAGTGCGCAAGCATGAGCACAAAACTTGCATTTCAGTCCATGGTGGATAGAGGCGCAATGACACCCAATGAGTGGCGTGCAATCTTGAATCTGGCACCTATTGAGGGCGGAGATAAGCCAATCAGGAGACTGGATACCCAGGTGGTGGACATGTTGGAAAGTATGCTTAACAAAATGAACAGTGAAAATTACCGCGAAATGACAGGCTTAATGGGGCAATTGTTAAAAGCTGCTTATATAGAGATGCATGGAGGTGAAAAGAAAGTTGAAACATAGAATTGATGTCAGAGGAGCAATGATACCAAATGACTACAAATGGTATTATGACTGGTTTGATGAAGACAGTACATGTCCGAGAGACGTAATGAAGGTTTTATCGGCAGCAGTCCCAGGAGATGAGATTGAGGTATATATCAATTCCCCAGGCGGAATAATCGATGTTGGATCTGAGATTTATACCTTACTCAGGAGCGCTGCGGAAAAACACGATGTGCGTATATACATTATGGGGGAGGCTTGCAGTGCTGCTTCCATAGTGGCATGTGCCGCTTATTGTGAAATGTCTCCAACGGCACTCATGATGGTGCATTGTGTATCTTCAGGAGCCAGGGGAAATCACAGTGATATGGAGCACATGGCAGAAGTCCTTAGAACTGCTGATCAGGCATTGTGCACGGCATACACTGCAAAAACTGGAATGTCCGAGTCGGACGCACTGGAAATGATGGAAAATGAAACCTGGCTTACTGCTGAACAGGCGAAAGAACGAGGCTTGATTGACAAGGTGATGTTTCAGGAGCCGGAAGAAAAGCAACCTTTCGTTGCTGCCGTAAATTTCCACTTGCCATCATCTGAGCAGATGGCGAAAGTAAAAGCTATGATGGAAGCTGATACAGGGGATGGCGGAGAGAAAGAAAAAGCTGTAAAAATAGCCAGGGCAAGAGCTGAATTATTATCTTTGGCTGAAAGAAAATTAATGGATTAACAGGAGGAATGAGAGATGACTTATAACGAGTACACAGAAAGTCGTAAAAACCTTATCACAGAGGCTAACGGTCTTATCAATGAAGGAAAACTGGATGAAGCAAATGCCAAAATGGAAGAGGTAAAAGCTCTGGATGAAGAGTGGGACAAGACTGCAGAAGCAATGGCAACTGCAAAAGCTCTGGAAGGTAACCAGCGTACATTCAACGTCCAGGATCTGAATGATTCCGTAGCAGCGGCTGCTGCAAGTGGTGGAGAGGCCACAGCGAAAATGAGCTTTGTACAGGAGGCTGCTGGCGGCCTAGAGAATGATCAGCATAGTACTGATGCCTATAAAATGGCATGGGCTAAAACAATGATGGGAAAAACTCTTACTGCAAAAGAAACAGAGATTATGGAAAAAGCAAATGCATATACCCATACAACTGAAAATGCTGGAGTGGTTATTCCAAAAACAGTAGCTGACGGTATCTGGGATATGGTAGAAGAGCTGTATCCGTACTGGAACGATATTCAGAAAACCTATGTCAAAGGCAACTACAGCGTTCCAATTGGAGATGAATCCACTGCTGCCGCATGGTACGAAGAGGCAGACGTAACTGCAGATGGAAAAGATACACTGAAGGAGCTTGCACTGAATGGCTGTGAATTATCCAGAAGCGTAACTATTTCCTGGAAACTGAAAGAGATGTCAATTGATGATTTTATTAATTATATCCAGCGGAAACTGGCAAGAAAAATTGGTGCAGGGCTTGGATATGGAGTAACCCACGGTAAAGGAAAACCAAGTGCAAGCGATCAGTTCAAGTCGGAACCCTTGGGTGTAGTTACAGCACTGGAAAAGGAAGATAAGACACCACAGATTACAACTTATGAGAAAGGAAAGCTTGCATACCAGGATTTGACCAATGCGAGAGCAAAGGTAAAAGTCGGGGCGAATGAGCTTAAGATTTATGCTAATTCCACTACTATCTGGAGTGAACTGGCAAATGTGACTGATAAAAATGGAAAACCGATTTTTATTCCGGATCCATCTGCCTCCGGTGTATTTAGAGTGCTTGGAATGATGGTAAAACAGGATGATTCCATGGAGGACGGTGAAGTCCTGATGTCCAGCCCATATGTAGGCTATCAGGCAAACGTAAACAAAGACCTTACGGTAATGACTGAGGATCACGTAAAAGCCAGAAACACTGATTATTGTGGATATGCTATCGCGGATGGTGGTGTTATTTCTACAAAGGCACACTCTCTGTTGAAACATACCGTGACAGAAGCTACAAGTGATACAGATCAGAAAACTCAGGCGGGGGAATAACAAGCCGGGCAGCAGCGGCGACAAATACTGTTGACTACAGTGCCTACACAATAGCACAGTTGAAAGCAGCAGCCAAGGAAAAAGAAATCCCAGGATATTCTAAAATGAAAAAAGAAGAACTGCTGGAGGTGCTTATGAATGATGTTTTCTGAAAATCTGATTCAAGACCTTATGAGAACAGTTCGGGGAAAATCTCAGGTGACAAAGCTGGACGTCACGGATCTTGCAGAGGCGTGTGTAGTAGATCTTAGCTTGGTGGGAGTATATGTAACCGATCCAGAAGAACCCTTGTGTAAGCAGGCTTTAAAACTTTATTGTAAGGGGCATTATGGATATGACAAAGATCAAGAAACATTCAGGGCGGCATATGCCGCCCTGAGAGATTCTATGGCGCTTTCTGGAGATTACGGTAAAAAAGAGGTGAACCAGAATGGATGAAGAAGCAAAGCTTCTGGTAGTGAAAAATGCGAAGGATAAAGATGGATTTGCGGAGGAAAGCATCACGGAAGAATACCCAGTTTATGTAACTGAAAAATCTGCTACAAGATCTGAGTATTACGCAGCTTTACAAGCAGGAATTCAGATTAAGCTTGTGCTTGAAATGAGACTGGAAGACTGGGAACAGACTGCGCACCTATCGGGAAACAGAAAGGAATATGCTACACAGCTGGAATATGACGGTGCTGTATATGATATTTTGAGAACCTACAGGACAGATAAGGCAAAAATAGAAATCATATGCACATAGAGGTGAGAAGATGAATGTGAACCAGAAAATTGAAAATGCACTTTCGGACTTGGCAGCAGGAAATATTTGGCCGCTGGCGTGTCCGTTAGAGGAAAAACCGAATACATTTGCAGTATATATGATTGAGCGGACAACCCCGGCGGATTATGGAGATGATTCGCACTGTGAATGGATTCAACACCTGGAAATCACATGGTTTTCTCGTTCTGCATCCGGGAGCAAAAGGAAACCGGTTAATTACCTGGCAGCCGAAGAAAAGATTATTGCAGCGCTTGAAACAGCAGGGTTCACAGTCAAGAATTCTATTCCTGGCTATGAAGGGGATACTGGTTATACAACTTGTACCATTACATTTTGCATTAGGAAGGAGCAATGAAGCAATGGCAAAGTGCAGGGTGGATTCCATGGATGATCTGCTGCAGACACTGGAGAATGCTGCAGATGTTGACTCAATATCAGAAGAAATGCTCACAGAAGGAGCGCAGGTCCTTCAAAAGAACATTCGTGAAGAGATAACCAGCGCAGCGGACCGCGGATATGCAACAGGAGAACTGGCAAGCTCGGTGATACCAGATACTCCAGAGAAAAATGCGTTTGGTCATTACGTTAGTGTCAGACCGGTTGGAATTGACAGTAAAGGCGTAAGAAACGGAGAAAAGTGGGGATATCTGGAGAATGGAAACGGAGGTAATCAGAAACCTCACCCATTTGAAGATAGAGCAACAAAAAGATCAGAGACTGAATGTACAGAGAAAATGCAGGAAGTATTTAATAGACATATAAACATATAGTAGGAGGATATTAACATGGCTAAAATTGGATTTGAGTACATTGTAGCAGCAAAATTAGATACAGAGGCGTCTGTAAGCAAAGCAACAGCAAAGTATACGGAAGCGAGAGTAATTGGTCCGGCAGCAAATGCAAACTTTACTATTAACACCAGCGATGTAAAAGATTATGGTGATGATAATGTAGTAGAAACAGACGTATCCCCGACAGGTGGTACAGCTTCACTGGAACTGAATGAGCCAACTATGAAGAATGAAGGGTGGCTGCTGGGACATACAGTGACAGAAGATGATGGAATGGTCAGAAATGCGAACGATATTCCGCCATATGTAGGTATTGGATTTGTTGGGAAATCTGTCCGGGCACATGAAGCAGTATTTAAAGCAAAGGTTTATTTAAAAGTACAGTTTAAAGAACCAAATGATGAGAATGCAACCAAACAGGACACTGTAACATTTACACATACAACAATGGAAGGTAATTTATACACTTTGCAGAATGGTGATATGAAAGCCGAAAATGAGTTTAAAACACTTGCGGAAGCAAAAACATATGTGAATAAAATTCTTGGAGTTACCGATTCTTCAACCGGTAAGTAAGGAGTAAAACATGGGCATATTTAAACCAAGAGGAGTGGCAATTGTTTTGAATGGAGAGGAAAGACATTTCCTCTTCACTCTCAACATGATTGATCAGATTGAAGAAAAGTATGACAAACCATTAATGGAAGTGCTTGAGGATGTAGCAAATGACACAGGGAATGGACATTTGATGCGCGATATTGTGGTCATACTTCTGAATGACGAAGCAGAGCGAAATAAACGTATGAAGGCAAGCGTTGAATACTCAACTGTGACAGAAGCAGATGTGGGAGACATGATTGGGCTTGACAATTATTATGAAGTTATGAAAGCGCTTCTGAAAGCCTATGGAATATCCATGCCAGAGGTAGATGAGGACGAGGACCCAAACCAGAAGAGCGGGCAAATGAAAAGCTGAATATTGCCCGCATAGTTTACATCGGAATGACAAAATTGTATTATACGGAATCCGGAGTGCTGGATATGACGCCCAGGAAATTTTACAGGATGTATGATGAATATTTAATTATGAATGGGCTGAAGAAAGAAATTGATTCAGCAATTGATGCATTACCATAGGAGTGTTCATGTAAGGTGAACACTCCTTTTGTTATGCTTAAAAGGAGTTAAAATGGCAAAAAAAGAAGTTGGAATTACGCTGGCGCTCGGCGGGGAAAAAGAATATACACAGGGATTTTCAAATGCTGTAAAGGTTACGAAAATGCTGCAGGCAGAAACCAAAAGCCTTGCGCAGGAATTTGAAGGAAGCGCAAACTCCATGCAGGCCTTGCAGTCTAAGCAGGAAAACTTAATCCGGCTGCAGGACTCTTTTAAGCAGAAACTAAATGCAGCAAATACGGGACTTGGAAATGCAAGAAAGCAATATGAGGAGCAGGCAAAGGCAGTAGAAACGCTTAAGGAAAAGCTTGATATTGCACAGAAATCCCTGGACAAAATGAAGGAGCAAGGCGAGGAAGGCTCCGATTCTTATAAAAAACAGGAAAAAGCAATTGAAGAACTGAATAATGCCCTTACAAAGCAGACGACAAACATGTTGAATGCACAGGGTCGTGTAACGGACTGGAATAAGAAAGTAATTCAAGCTGAGGCTGATGTGCGCAAAAACAGTAAGGCACTTGAAGAGAATAGAAAGTATCTCGAGGAAGCCAAAAACTCAGCAGATGGATGTGCTACAAGCATTGATGAATTCGGAAAATCCGTAAAACAGGCAAACACTGAAGTTGATGATTTAAATACAAATGCAGGAGAAGCTGGCGAAGTATTTACTGGAATTGGTGAAAAAATTGCCAGTGCTGTTGTAATGAAAGGTGTATCTGTTGCGGCAGATGCACTTGGTACTTTAAAGGATAAGGCTGTTGAAGCGGCTGAGTATGTGGTAGAGGTAGGAAGCTCTTTCGAAGCTGGAATGAGTGAAGTGGAGGCTATCTCCGGAGCTACTGGTTCAGAACTGGAAACACTGGAATCCAAGGCGAAGAGTCTCGGCAGCAGCACGAAATTCTCTGCTACCGAAGTTGCTGGTGCAATGACAAACATGTCCTTGGCAGGATGGTCTGTTAACCAGACCCTTTCTGGTATTGATGGTGTTCTGCAGTTGGCAGCCGCTTCCAATATGGATCTGGCAGATGCATCTCAGGTGGTTACAGACAATATCAGTTCATTTAATCTGGAAGCCTCACAATCAACCCATATAGCCGATATGATGGCATATGCACAGGCGAACAGTTCCACCACGGCAGCAGAACTGGGCGAGGCGTATAAGAACTGTGGTGCCAATATGAACGCTGCCGGACAGGACATTGAGACAACAACCTCTTTCTTGGAGGCATTGGCTAACAATGGTCTCCGAGGCAGTGAAGCTGGTACGTCTTTAGCTGCAGTAATGCGAGATATGACCAGCAAGATGAAAGACGGAAAGATTGCTATTGGCGATACATCTGTAGCAGTCATGGATTCCAGCGGAAACTTCCGCGATATGACAGATATCCTGAAAAATGTAGAAAATGCTACAGATGGAATGGGAGATGCCCAGAAACAGGCGGCTCTCATGTCAACCTTTACATCTGATTCCATTAAGGGATTGAATATGCTTCTTAATACTGGTGCTGATCAGGTGGCAGGCTATGAAGATAGTTTGAGAAATTGTTCTGGTGCTGCTTCAGATATGGCAGATACAATGCAGGATAATCTGCAGGGTAAATTGACAGAGCTTAGTTCTGCTACAGAAGGGCTGGGTATTGCGGTATATGATTATATATCAGGTCCTCTGCAGGGCGGAGTGGAATTGTTGACTGATGTAGTATCTGGATTAACAGACGCGATTACTCCTCAGAAGGATGCAATGGAAGACATGTACGATAGTGTCATTCAGTCTTCTGAGGATCTAAAGAATAATATGCAGTCCATAGATGATCAGTTTACTGGAGCTATGAACGGTGCAGAGAATGTTGGAAATTTGGCAACGCGTCTGGAAGAGCTGAACAATGTGCAGGATAGAACTACAGTACAGCGCCAGGAAATGGCGGCTATTGTAGATCAGTTATCCCAGAGCATACCGGAACTTCAAGGAGCGTATGATTCGGAAAATGATACTCTTTCCGTAACTAATGAAGAGTTGGAAAAGCTGGTAAAAAATTATCAGCAGACTGCAGTTCAGCAAGCAGTAATGGCTGCTACTCAGGATTTGGTAAATCAGAAACTGGAAGCCCAGGTGCAAATTGATAAGGCAGAAGACCAGAAAAAGTCTGTAGAAGCACGGAAGAAGCTGCTACAGGACGAATTAGATTTGATAAATCAAGTAAAAGAGCATGAAAATGATATCAATATTGCTCTGCAGAATGGACTTGAATTTGATGCAGACAGCGCTATTGATTATCAGACTGAAGCCTTAAAGATGTACAAACAGGCTCTTGATGATGGCGTTATTTCCCTGGAAGAGTATCAAATGGCCGAAAAGGCGATTTCGAATGATCAAATGGGAAATCGTTTTGAAGTGCTTACAGGCACAATTACACAGAGTGGAGATGCAACTGGAGTTCTGGCTACCAGTGTAGGAGAATTACAGGACAAAGAAGATGCGCTAAATAGCACTATTGAGGATAATACTCAGTTACAGAAAGATGCAGATGAAAGCATTCAGAGCGTAACGGATAGTGCAAAAGAATTGTTTGATGTAAAAGTTGATGGTACCGAATCAACAGAAGACAACACAAAGGCGCAAGAAGAAAATGCCGATGCAATCAATGCAACCGGAATAGCGGCAGCGGGAGCTGGCACAGCCCTGGAAGGACTCAACAAAACCATGGAACGCTCCCAGGAAGCCGCGGATGCTGCTAAGACTGCCATGCGTCAGATCCTGGACGAATACAATTCCACCATGGATTCTATAAAAGCTGATTTGCAGGATAAAATCAGTTTTGCAGATAAATTCGATGGTGGGGATGATATCACCACAGAGCAGATGAACGAAAACCTGCAGTCCTGGGTTGATGGAATCCAGAACTATCAGCAGAATCTCCAGCGCCTTAAAGAAGCCACAGATGAGAGCGGACAAGCGATCTTTTCCGCAGAGTTTATCCAGGCAATCCAGGAGCAAGGAACTGATGCAGCTAATATGCTCCAGCACATGGTATGGACTCTGGATAATCAGGGAGAATACGGTGTAGAACAGCTGAAAGGTATCTCCAAGAAGTGGACTGATGCCATGGACATTTCTGAGGATACAGCAACGGTGATGGCGGCAAACAAGACCGCTTATGAGTTGGCAGTGGGAGAGCTTGGCTCCACAGATTATGATTTTTCTGATCTGCGCGAGTCTATTGACAATGCCGTTGCTTCGGCTGTAGAAGGCTGGGCTGAGCTTCCGGCAGCCACACAGGAATCTCTCATGCAGACTGTCCAGATGGCGCAGGAATGCGGTGTACAGATCCCAGAGGGACTTGCAGATGGAATTGCAAGTGGCGAGATAACCCCTCAGCAGGCAATAGATCAGCTGAACGGAACTATTGAAGGAACAATCCAGGGCGTGGCAGAAATTGCCAATAAAGCGGGTATCCAGATTCCGGAAGAAATCCAGGCAGGAATTAATGCCGGTGGTACGCAGGCGGTATCAGCTATGCAGGAACTTTTGGCACTGATCCAGCAGCAGGCAGCAGATGCACAGTCTGCAGGTGAAGATGTGGGTACTGCTGTAGGAGAAGGAACCCAGAATTCAATTAAAGATCAGCAGTCTGGCGTTGAACAGGCTGGTGGCGAGATGGCGTCCGCCGGAGCGAAGGCAGCCGAAGAGAAAAAAGGCGAATATGAGAAAGCCGGAACGGTAGCCGCTCAGCTGTATCAGACTGGTATAAATTCCGGAAAAAGTGGCGCAATCAGCGCTTCCGGAACCATGGCAAGCCAGGCAGTGGCCGCGGTTCGGACCTATCAGAATAGCTTTTACACTGCGGGATACAACGCGGCTGCTGGTGTAGCACAAGGTATATCAGCAGGCCAGTCCCAGGTCATAAGCGCTTCAATAAGAATGATCAATGCAGGTATTGCCGCAGCCAAGGCTGCAGCAGAGATCCATTCTCCATCAAAGAAATTTGAGAAAGAAGTCGGCTATCAGTTACCTGCAGGTACTGCGTCTGGTATAACTAAAAACACAAAGGTAGCAACTGCAGCCGCTGGAAAAATGTCCCAGTCTGTGTTGAAAAACGCCACCAGCTGGCTTAAGCAATATAATAAGAGCCATGAAGCTTCCCTGGACAATGAAAAATGGTACTGGCAGCAGATACGTGATACAGCTGTGAAAGGATCCACGGCCTATAAACAGGCAACCGCTCAGCTCAATAAGCTTAACAGCAGTTCCACGATCAGCAAGGCACTGAGCAGCAGTATAAAGAACAATTTTGGTGTATCCAAAGAAAAAGTTACCGGATCCGGAGATAATCAAAAGAAAACTACTAAGGATGCAGAAACTTATAATTCTGAGGTTCTCAGTGCTGCTGAAAAACGGCTGGAAAAGTACAAGACATTACATGCTACCTCTTTAGCCCAGGAGAAAAATTACTGGACCACCGTTCGAAAGAATTTAAAGAGCGGAACTGATGCCTGGTATGAAGCAACACAAAAGATCCAGGAACTGGACACTCAGATCTACGAGGAAAAGCAGGAGAAGCAGGAAGAGGCAGCCAAAGCCAGAGAGGAAGCTGCAAAGACCCAGGCTTCAGTACAGAAATCCATTTTGGAGACCTACCAGACCTATTATTCCATGTCCGCCAGGGCAGAGATGGAATATTGGGATATTGCCAGAAAACAGTTCACAGCCGGCACGGATGAGCGCATAGAAGCAGATAAAAAGTACCTGGAAGCCAAAGAAGATTACGAAAAAGAAAAGCTGCAGCTTGATGAAGATTACAATGATAAGCGGGAAAAGCTTGAAAAAGAACTAAATGAGACCATACAGGATCTAGAAGAAAAAAGGAACAGTGCCATAGCTGATCGGAAGAAAGACATCCTTTCATCCATGAATAACTATGATGCCTGGGATGCTTCCGGATATACTGCAGATCGTCTGATTTACAATATGAATACCCAGGTTGAGGGACTGAAACTGTGGGAAAACCAGTTACAGGAACTGAGCGGAAAGGGACTTTCAGAGGGGCTGCTGCAGGAATTGAAAGATGCAGGACCAGAAGCAGCCGCCAATATTTACAGCCTGAATCAGATGACTGCAGAGCAACTGGATGAATTTAACAAGCTTTGGGAAGAAAAGCAGGAGATAGCAGACCGGCAGGCAAAAAAAGATACACAGGCTACGCGGGATGCTATTGACCAGCAGATAAGTGACACCAGGAAAGATTATAAGAAACAGCTGGATGATCTGGCGGCTGAAAATGCTTCCGCGGTTGCAAAGCTGAATGAGGGCTTATCTACCGGCCTGAAGTCTCTGGTGGAACAGGCTGGCCAGATTGGTGAGGACATTGTAGGGAGTCTGATCGCCGGAATTCAGAAAGCAGGAACCGGCGGGACATTGCTTGATGTAAATGTATCGCCGGCTGGAAAAAATGTGTCAGCTTCTTCCGAAACCAGTGGAGCAACTGCTTCCAGCTCAGTTTCTTCCGGATCCGGCACTTCTGGAAATATATCCAAGACAGAAATTGCGCAGGCGCAAAAGAAAGAACTGAATAAAGTGACTGTGGGCGCAGTTGAGGAACCGGCAGAGATTGCAGAAGTACAGAAGCTGATAAATGCAAGCAAGGCGCATAAGAAATCCGTGTCGGATGCAGAGAAAAAGAAACATTCAGATCTGTGGCAGTATATTGTAAAAAAATACGGCAGGAGTGTGAATGATTCAACTGTAAAGAAGATAGCAGATGCCCTTAGCGTGGAAGCGGATGCAAAGCCGTCATCTAAGCAGAAGAAAGCTATACTGGCGGCAATGAAAAAGCGGGGACTTCGAACCGGAACAGAGAATATCCTGGAAGATCAGCTTGCATGGCTCTTTGAAAATAACGCCCAGGAGTATGTCCTTCGTAAATCGGATGGAGCGATCATGCAGAATATGCTTACCGGTGATAAAGTGATCAATCCACAGGGGGCAGAAAACCTTTATAATTTTGCCACAAACCCGGACCGGTTCCTGGCAGACAGATCTCTGGATGTAGGGGCTGCCGGAATTGAAAAGCTTAACAGGCTGATCCGGCAGCAGTCTGAACGGCAGACGAAGCGGGCTGGAAGCTCACAGGCAGATAATGCCGATATTTTGAGCAAAATGGATTCAATGATGAGAACCATGGAAACCATGACGGAGAGCATGATAAGCACCATGAAGAACTTAAAGGTATTCATGGATAAAGACAAATTGGTCGGGGAAATCCGGGAAGACATGAATACCAAGAATGAAATGGCAGCTACAAGGCATACAAGGGGGCGGCTGAGATGAAAATAAATGGCTGGGATATATCCGGGGCACAGGCCAGGCAGTGGAATGTGACTCCGGCTTTTTCGAATATCGAAAATGAAAGCGAATGGCAGAGGGGCAGCCCACTGCCATTTTTCGTCAACAGTTCCATCGGGTTTAAAACAATACAGATCACTTTCCTGGTATATGGTGCGAATCGGAATGAAATCCTGCAGAACTGCAGCACCTTGCTTTCCAAGATGATGTCCGAGTCGGTCATCCTGGAACTGGATAAGTTCGACCATAAATTTTGCGGATATATGGTAAAACATGATTTTGCTGAAAACCCACTTGGAAAACTGCGGGTAACATCCAATAGACTGAGCAAGATTACGGTTGATTTTTCGTGCTATGAATACGCTGAAAAACCGGATGGCTCTCCATATTCACAGTCTGCATCCGGAATGTTGGAAATAGCAATAACAAACCCTGGAAATATCTGGACGCCCTGCATTGTGGAAATTACTCCGCGTGCTGCAGGTGCGTCAGCATTCACGGTTAAGGGAATTAATCGTAATCCGGATACAGGGGAGAGCCTGCCGGTTACAATCAGGAATACAACAAAGGATAAAACCGTTATCCTGGATGGTGAAACCGGAAAAATCACAGAGGCAGGAGTAAATAAATCCGTTGATGTAGACATCTGGAGCCTGCCGGTGCTTATGCCGGGAACGAACAGAATCACATTGGATAATACCTGGATGGATATCACGGTTAAATACCGTCCAAGATTTATGTAATTGCGGAAAAATCGCCAGGAATGTTGAAAAAACATAAATTTTTCAAAGAAATATGTGTGTTAAGGAGGATTTTTGAAAGTGACAAATCAGGAAATGATATTAGCATACAATGGGATTATGCAGTTCCAGAATATGGAACAAAAGAAATTTGAAGAATCAGGGAAGAAAATTCTTTCCGGAAAAATTCAGCTTGCTTTTTCAATTAATAAAAATAAAGCAGCAATTGTTCAGGCATTGCAGCCATATGAGGAAACGAAGAAATCAATCATTGAAGAGTACAGAGACACAGCCGCAGAACGGAAAGCCTGGGAGGAAGAGCAAAAAGCTGCAGAGGCAGAAAAACGACCTGTGCAGGATATAAGCATAAGTCTCCGTCCAGGTAAAAGTATGGAGGAGTATCAAAGAAAACTTAATGAGCTGGCAATCCAGGAAACCGATTTTGAGCCTAAAAAAGTGCCATTATCATTATTTGAAGGGCTGGATCTGACCAGCGCAGAGCTGGAACCGTTTATTTTTATGATTTCTGAAGATTAAAAGAAGGAGGCCCTATGCTTAAGATCTACGATACGAACCACAATGCCATAGGGCATATTGTTAAATACAAGGACTTAAAGATTGAGGGCGACGTTACTACAGGTGACCGGACGCTCTCTTTTACATACATGGCCCGTCATCATGAAATCTGTGAGGAATTCTATATTGAGACTCAGGATGATGAATATGTAGTAAAAGAAAAAGGTGTGAGTACAGATGGATTTCTTTCTTTTGTAGCAGTGCTGAACCTGGAAGAACTGGAAGCTAAACCATGGAGCTCTTTCAGCATTGCAGATTCCACAATTTCAGATGCGGCCAAGCTTGCTCTGGCTGGATCCGGCTGGACAGTGGGTGAATGCACGGTGACAAAGAAAAGAAATGCAGGTATCCTGCAAACGAACACGCTTGGAGTAATCCAGAAGCTGTGCACCGCATTCATGTGTGAAGTTGTTTATGACACCAAGAAAAAGACGGTATCATTTTATGAGCAGGTTGGACAGGATAAGGGAACCTTTTTCCTTACCGGGCTCAATCTTAAAAGACTGCAGAGAAAAGGCAGTTCTTACGATTATTACACAAGAATTATTCCAATTGGACAGGACGGACTTACTGTTGAATCGGTAAATGATGGAAAGAACTATCTGGAAAATTATCAGTACACGAAAAAAGTTAAGACATACATCTGGAAGGATGAATCCTATACGGATGCTGCAGCATTGAAGGAAGATGCAGAAGCGAAACTGAAGGATCTGTCTAAGCCGGAAGTATCTTACAGCGCTGATATTATCAATCTGGCGAAACAGAAAGCTGGATACAGTGGATTCTCTTTTTCTCTGGGAGATACAATCACATTGATTGATGCCGCTACCGGGATACGTGAAAAACAGCGGATTATCAAGCTTACACAGTATCCGCAGAATCATACGAAAGATGAGTGCGAACTGGCGAATAAGCTTCCGTCTTTCGAAGAAGCCAGGGAAAAGCTCCAGGCGGCACAGGAGATTATCAATACTGTAATCAGTGATGATGGACGGTACACAGGAACGATCAATGTATCGGATATTTTGCATTTTGAAGAGGGTGTATCCGGAAGTGGTGCGGTTGGAAATCTTCAGGGACTATATAATGCTCTGAATGGAGATCTGTCTGAGTTAAAAGTATCTGTTGGACAAATTGAAACCAACTACATTAAAGCGGAAGACGCTGATTTAAAATATGCAACAATAAAAAAGCTGGAAGTGGAACAGGAAAAAGTAAAAAATCTGGATGTATTATACGGAAACATCAAGAATCTTCTTTCCGGAGCTGCCGGTATCGGAGAACTACAGAATATTCACCTCACATCACAGAATGCAGTATTGGAAGAAGCTTTAATTAAAAATGCAGTAATTCAATATGTTTCTGTGGGAGATTTACAGGCTGGAACAATCCTTACAAGCAAATTCACCATAATGGATCCAGATGGAGGACTTCTGATCAAAGGTCCCACAGCGCAGTGGAGCGACAAAAACGGAAATGTTCGTATTCAGATTGGTCAGGATGCTAGGAAGAATTTTACATTTTCTTTATTTGATGAGACTGGTACTGGTGTACTTATTGATTCAACCGGAATCAAGGAAAAAGCCATTGCTGACGGTTTGATCGTAAATAAGATGGTATCCGATGATGCAGCCATTGCCGGCACAAAGCTTGATATTCCGTCTGTGGTATCGGCAATTAATGGAAGTGATTCAACTATTAAGAGCAGCCGGATCTGGATGGATGAATCCGGACAATCTTTGAACCAGATGTATACCCGGCTGGATCAGAATATTACAGTTATTGATCAGAGCGTCTCAGAAGCCAAAAAGACAGCAGCGGCTGCAAACAGTACTGCATCTGCAGCAGCGGATACTGCACAGCAGGCGCTTTCGGTATTATCAGGTATCTCTACTCTGGATGCTCTTGGAGCTTCCCTGGATAATGATTCCCATGTGGTTCATACCAACACGGATGGATCCGGGGGAGATTACAGCGATTGCTATACAAGGATGACGGTGTATTTAGGAGATACGGATGTATCATATGATGCGGTTTTTGAAGTGACGGTATCAGAAGGAGTTTCCGGCAACTGGAATGCGAAGCTTAGAACATATTATGTAAAATCAATATCCACAGATGATGGATATGTTGATATAGAAGCAGTGTATGGCTCCGGTGAAAGATATTTAACTACCCGGTCAGGTTTGCGACTGACTACCCGATCCGGTGCTTACCTTACTGCAATATGCGGTGGCTCACGCATCAAAAAGAGATTTTCCATCAGCAAAGCGAAAGACGGAAAGATTGGTATTAACTACAATCTGCGGGCATCTGTTCTTGCTATCCGTAAGCAAAAAGATGGAAAAACATTGATTCCGGCAAGTGTGACTTTTTCCGCGCTGGAGTTGGATAATGGCACAGTACACAGCTATACAGGGCGGTATAAAGTGGAAGAGTCCACAGATGGCATAAATTATACCGTAAAATATCAGCCGACTGCAGATGAATTGCAGAAGGTTTACACACCTTCAAGTTCTGACATTAAAGCAATTCGCGCTACATTATACGCCACAGGCAGCAGTACACAGGAGCTGGACAGCCAGACAGTTATTGTTCTGGCAGATGCAGAAGGTCTGAGTAGTGATATAGCCGCTGCTCAGAAGACTGCAGACCAGGCTAAGGAAGCCATTGCAACAACTCAGCAGAATGTAACGAAGATAGAATCGAGTGTAAAAGGCTTTGAGGCATCTTTGAAGGAAACAAATTCGGAACTTCAAGGTGTAACAGACGGAACGCTTCTGTATAACATTCGGTACTTGGACAACGGAAATGACACCACGACATTGTACGCGACAGTCTACCAAAAGGGAAAGGATGTAACAAAGAACTATCCGGACAAATGGTTTACCTGGAGGCGAAAGACTGAATCAGGAGAATACTATCTGGGATATGGCTATCAAATTACAGTTCAGAACAAAGATTACGAATTCGGCGGCGCTTGCGCCGGCAGATTCACAACCTACGACACATATAACCTTACAACCAAATCCGGAAAATATCTTACCACAAGATCCGGAAAACAAATAACAATATGGAGGGAAAACTAATATGGCAGATCAAGCAATAAATGCACTTTCAACCAAAACAACCCCAGAAACCTCAGATCAGCTTCTCCTTGTTGGCGCAGGAGAACCACAGCTGATTGACTACGATAAATTGGCAGATTCGATTCTGAATAAAATTACATCAAAAAATTATGCTTTGGATGCCGGACAGATGACACTTCTAGCGGCACTCAACAAATTAAATAGTGAGAGCTTCAATAATGGGTATAATTTAAATTTAACAGACTGGAATAGCATTTCGGCTCCAGGTATATATTCGGGAAATGGAAGTGATGCCAAAAATTCTCCGAGTTATTCAGAAGGGATATGGATTAACGCAATCGCTTTTGCTTCAAATGGAAATAAGAATTACATAACTATAATTGCATTTTATGGATTACATATATCCGTTAAAACTAAGGCTAAGGAAACATGGAGCGGATGGGAATTGCTTGTTTAAAATGATAATTTTATCCGATTCTTTTGCAAGAGACCCAAACACCACTTGATTTATATACTATGGTAATTTGTGTAGAATTGGCACAAAGTAAACAGGCGTCAGAACCTCCGCTACTTGGTAAAAATATTCCAAAAGACCATGATGGAATTTTTTCACCTGTACTACCCACATCAATACCAGTGCTACCTATTGATATTAATTTAGCTTTATTTCCATCCGGTAATTGTGTAATGCTTTCTGTCTTTCGTGATAATGAGTCACTATTTAGTGTGTTCAATGCCTGTATTATCGTCTTCTGCCCTGCATCCAGAGCGAAGGTCTGGGAAAGCAATCCATTCAAAATCTGCTTTGTCAAATCCTCCAACGTAATAATCCCACCCTCATTCGTGGTGGGATCGATGAACATCAATTCTTTCCCTGCGGGAATCTGTGTTACTTTTGTGAGGCCGTTTGCGTCCTGGCCGTCTTGTGGTAATGCCATAGCTTAATCTCCTTTCTTCATACCGCATCTACATTCAGATTGACAGCTTTCCCTCCGATCACAAGGAGTTTGCCGCCTACTATGAGTGCTGCAGTCTTGTATGTGGTAAATCGTCCGATCACCACACCGCCAAACATGTAATCTTCATTCTTTACTTTGATACTGTAGCCGTATCCCAGGAAGCTCTCACCGCTTTCAGTCTTTTTACGCCAGGAAAACCATGCTGCCGGATAATTCTTTGTGACCTCTCTTCCATTCTGGTACACAACTGCAGTCACTGTTGTGGTGCCGTCTTCGTTGTCATGATAGCGGACATTGTACAGAAGCGAATTTCCCACCAGACCGTGTAGGTCTGTAGTTGTCTCGGACAGATTCATCTTCAAACCATCCACGCTTGTCTCAATGTTGGCTACTTTCTGGTTTGTCGTGACAATGGCAGCTTTTGCCTGGTCTGCGGTGTTCTGGGCGGCTTTGATATCATCAGCCAGGCCTTCCGCATCCGCAAGGAGCATGACGGTCTGAGTATCCAGGTTCTGGGCTCCGGACGCATCATATAAAGTACAGCGGATCATGTTCACGTCAGCTCCGGAGGGAGCATATATCTTCATGATCTCAGCAGATGAAGAACCATACTTCAAAACATAGGTCTTTCCATTGTCTTTTGATTCCTCAATCTGAAAAATTCCGGAATAGCTGCTGATGATCCCATTGTCATTCTTAAATGCTGAGAAAGTCACGCTTTCCGGCACCAGTGTTTTTCCGTCCTTTTGTTTCCGGATCACCTGGCTGCTGACTCGTAGATCATAGCTGAGACCAATCTTTCCGTCCTTTGCCTTACTGATGGAAAACCGCTTGGTAATCCAGGAACCCATAGACTTTATAACAAGTGTTTTACCGCCTACTACAAGCCCTTTTCCACCGACCAGGAGAACTTTCCCTTCCAGTCCGTAAAGCCCCGAAATATCCACGTAGCCGTTGTCAGAAGTCATTGCTGTGACCTGATACGTTCTGGTTTTCCGGTTCCAGGTACCGTTTACTCCTTCAGAAGCTTTCACCGTAATCTGGTCAATGTGATCGGAAACATCCGTATCGCCTAGATACACGGAAAAAGTGGTATGACAGCTGCTGTAATCCCCACCGGAACCATCCGTGTAGGTATGGACCACATGCGCATCATTGTCCAGGGAAGCCCCGATTGCATCCAGGGTGGAAATCCCGGACAAAGTGTCCAGGGCTTTCTTCGCCGCGTCAGAAGCTGCATTTGCCGTGTTGCTGGCGGCATTTGCGGTACTGGCGGCATTGGATGCAGTTGTAGAAGCACTGACAATGTTGGTATTCATCTGGCTGTATAATTGGTTCAGGCTCTGGTTCTGATCGTCAAACCAGATCCGGCTGCTCTTGATGCTCTGGGAGCTGCCGTTGATAGCCGACACCACCGAAGGGATATCCAGCTTAGTGCCGGCAATGGATGCGTTATCCGCTACCATCTTATTGACGATCAGACCATCTGCAATAGCTCCTTCTTTCACACCTGTGGCATCCAGCAGAATCCCTTTTCCGGTCTTATCGAACAGGGAAAAGGTAAAATCACCGTTTGCATCCCTGCCAGCCTGCATCCGGACAGTTCCGTCTGCGTCCCTCCACTGCTGGGTTGCCCCCTGGATCTTAATCCCGCCATCGTCAGATGTAATCATAAATTTATTGGTGGAAATAGTGCCGCTTAAAAGATCCCCGACCGTGACCGTCTGCATAACTGCAGTTCTAATCAGTGCAGAGTCAATCACAGCATTCTGGGAAGTAAGGTGGATGTTCTGCAAATCCCCCACACCGGCACCACCTGCAAGCAGGGTTTTGATATTGGCATAACTGGAATCCAGGATATTGATCTTTGCATTGGCGGCAGTAAAATTTGTAGCAGTCAGATCCCTGAAGCTTCCAAACTCTGCATCCAGGTTCTGTACCGTCGCATTGACCGCATTCAGATTCTGGATTGTTGCAAATTTTAAATTGGCAGTATCCACATCCAGCTTATTGATCATTGCGTGGTCGATCATCACCAGCTGTGCATAATACCGCTCCATTTCTTTTGTGGCAGGACCTTTCCAGTTTGCATTTGTTTCATCTTCTGATAAACCCACAGCCTCCACAGAATCCGTAAAACCGCCATCATACTCCCTTTCCAGTTTCATCAGTGGGACCTTGTAGGCGCCCCCTTTTCTGTCTTCCACGGTGAGGACGTCCCACGGATCCAGCCGTGGGTCTCCCATCATCCGTAGGGAGCCTGGCATATAGGAAAAACCTTTCAGGGAATCCATCACTTTGTCCAGGATATCCTGTGTCATAAACGGATTGGAAAAGATCACTGCCCTTGGTCCGTCTCCGGATGAAACAGAAACATCTTTCCCCTCTTCATCCTGGCCAGTGTAGCAGGTAAGCTTTTCCACCTGGAACAGATAATCGTTGTGTTCAAAAGAATCCCAGTATCTGCCGGTGCTGGCCGTATAACCGCTGTCCACGTAGCTGTGCAGTTCAATCTGTCCGTTTCTGTTACATACCGCAAAACAGCCATGAAGCTGTGCTGCGTAAGAAAGGACCTCCCTGCAGCTGTAACCTTTCGGAACTTTCATGGAAATGCCGGAAAGACCATCTGTTACAACCATCACCCCTGTGATTTCCTGGATCCTTTTCAGAACAGCCGCCGTATCCGTACTGTCTCCGTCCATAGAGAATGTACGCTCTGTTTTCATCATCCGGTCATAGGCTGTAAACTCAATCTGTTCTTCATTTCTGGATGGTTTTCCAGGCGTGAAATATCCCATGGGGATGTATTCCACCAGACCGTTCACTTCCATTCCGATCTGGACCAGGAGCTCATGCCCCTCAATGGCTTTTCCCGGATCCGGAATTGTGATGGTAACGTACTGGCTCACTGTGGAGCCAAGGGAAAAATCATCCTCCCCTTCTGCTCCGCCAGTAAACTTGATACTTTTGGCATTTGTTATGGATACATCATCATAAGTGATGAGTGCTTTAAAAGTTCGGGAATCCTGTAGTACCAGGTTTCCAAAAGCTTCTGAAGACTGATACACAGGACCACCTCCTACTCAGTCATGATCTCAAGTGTTTCCAGGTCAGCCACTGTCAGGGCATCATAACGTGGATCATCACATTTCTCAATCTCTTCCTCAGAAACAGTATGAATACCAACCTCTGTCTCAATCGCCAGAAGCTCATCCAGGTCTTTTGCAAAGCCCTCTTTGTCCTCAATGGAATACTGCCCGTTCTCAACCAGGAACTTTCCATCTTCGCCTTTTGCTGCGTATTTCTCAAGCAGTTCCTGGCGCTCTGCGTCATAGGCATTGGCTGCATCACTGACTGCTGCCAGGTTCTTCTTGATCGCATAGCCAAGCTTTACCGGCAGCCGCTTCTCCCTTAAGGAAGCACAACCATTGACAAAATTTAATATGTCTTTATTTTTCAGTTTCATCTGCGGTACCTCCTGTTACACGCTCGTCCTCAGCCGCATAGACTAACTGGTTAAATGCTTCAATATCTTTTCTGCACTCTGCCCTGTTTGCCTCGTACAAGTCGCGGTCCTGGACGGTAATACTGGTGCTTGCGTTCCCAGCTTCCGGGATCTGTGCAGACATGTAGACCACAGGTCTGCCGTTGATCATAGAATTAAAATTCATGGATACTGATTTTGTTCCTCTTAACATTTTGGTTTCCTCCTATTTTTGAACGATATTTACTGATGCTGATTTATAGTAAAAAATCCCATCTCCGATATATCCGAGTACCTCTTTTGTCAATGTTCCCCTGTATGTGGTAATAGTCAGATCTATTCCATCATCATGAAAAGAGATAGGAAAAAAGCCTGCAACCATAATCTTTTTTATAGCTGCAAGCTCTGTTTCCGTAAGAATGCCCCACTTTATAGCTATGTCTTTCTTTTCTGCGACCACGTCACCGATCATGCTTCCGGAAGCACTACGGCCCGTGTTCGCGCTCCAGATAATCTGATCATTTACAGATATCGATACCGGAGAAGGGAGCACGGTGCTCCCTGACCACAATATTTTCTTTGCCATAATGCCTCCTTACACAAGCAGTTCCGGTTTTCCGGTTGCTTTTGTATTCTGGTTGGTTTTTCGGATAAAATATTTTCTTAGAGATTCCGGATCCAACCCAACAATCGGCATATTCTGTAAAAACGCCAGGATCTGTTTCAGAACTGCCAGCAGTTCGGCATCATTCGCACCGCCTGCTGCCAGAGAAGCTGCCTTTAACGCCATCTCCTGAAGCTTGTCCTCTGGAGAAACAATCTCGCCCTGGTGGCGGTTATCACCGATCATGGCGAGCTGTGGCGTATTCGCTTTTACGAAGCCTCCGTTTGCCAACATTGGAATGGTTCCGATCGTAGGAATGTTAAATCCGTTAAACCCCCACCAGTTTCCGCCTATTCCAGGGATCCAGTCTGGTACCGTGATTTTGAAACGGATATTATTTACTTTATTAATGAGACCATTCACTGTGCCAAGTACGCTATTGAAGCCACCAATAATTGCATTAATCGGTGTCTTGGAAAGGTCTGCCAGCCCTTCAAATACTCCTTCGAAAATGTCCTTTATTCCTTTCCACGCCTTTTCCCAGTTCCCTGAAAATACTCCTGATACAAAATCATTTAATCCGCCAAATACTTTCTGGATATCTCTGATCGTATCTTTCCCGCTCTTTAAGAAACCGTTAAGCACACCGCCCAGAATGCCGAAATTTTTCGACCAGTCTGTTGCAAATATATTTGCAATATACTCATCAAACGGCCGAAATACATTTTCCTGTAGAAAACCGATCGCAGAATCTGCAATCGTTTTGAAGCCTTCCATGATTTCTTTTAAGCCCTGGAAACATTTCGAAAAATCACCTGTAAATGCCCCTGTGCAAAAATCAATAAAGCCACTAAGCACATCTGTTATTCCACTGATTACGTCCCCGGCTACTGACAACAGATCCAGGAAAAGGTCTCCAATTCCCTGTAGTACCGGTCCGATAACTGGCATGATATTTTCAATAATCCACTCAATCAATGGCTGTAGCAATGTTTCCCAGAGGGCCTGCAGGTTCTCAAATACTTTTCCAACCAGTACAATGATTCCATCAAGGGCTGGCTGTACATGTTCCTGCCACACTGTTGAAAACTTCTCGGCCAGATTATCAAGAACAGGTGAAATATTAGAATTCCAGCCATCCAGGAAAATCTGTACGATATCAGATATTCCCTGCGCAACAGATGTTATAAACGGGCTAATATACGTTTCGTATACTTCTGAAATCTTTGAAAAGGTATCTGTCACTGACTGATGTAAAGTATCAAGCACGGTCTGAATCGGAACGAGAAGATTCTCAATTGTTTGTTTAATTTTCTCCGCATTCTGTACTACAGGAGTAACTACAACGCTTTCAATATCCTTTATGAACTGTGCTCCGATCTCTATCGCACCAAGAAATCCATCTGTAAAAATGCCAATGATATCTGCGGTAATCCCTTGTCCTTCTGATCCAGCGAATACAGAAAATATATCAGCAAATGCCGTCCAGAAATCCCCGGCAAGTGATGCAATGTCTCCTGCAATATTGAAAAGAGACACTAATTTACCTCGTATATAGCTACTGCTTTTAGAAAGGTATCCTTCAATCCCGCCAGTAAGATTGGACGCAATCGTTATTCCAATACTGGCAAATGAACCTATCATCTTTCCAAACGACAGCGCAAGAGAATTGGCACAATCATTTGCTGCTTTCACAACATCCGGATCTGTAAATATTTCTTTCAGAGTTTTCCCGATATTCTTAATATTTTCCGTAATGGAACTGATTCTCTTTTCAGAATCACCAAATCCTATCTTAAAGCCTTTTTTGAATACTGCTGCCAGCTCTTTGCAGCGTTTTAACAACCCGGACATCTTTTTGTCTGTTTTATCTATGACAGTTTCTCCCCGGGACAGATTTCCAAAATCAACTCCAGTTCCGCCGATGCCAGACGTTCCTGCACCGCTTCCAGAACTTGGTGTTGAGCTGTCACTGGATGTATTGCTGTCCAGTTTATTGATCTGGTCGAAGCCCATGAGGGTGCGCATTTTCTCAGCTGCTTTCTGGGCGGATTTGGCAACGCCATTATTGGCACTGGAAAGATTATCTGCAGAGCTGGCCGCATTGTCCATTCCGGTGCTTGCGCCTGCTGCCGCACTCCCAATAGCTGAAATCTGCCCGGAAGCACTGTTACTGGATTTCTGACCGGTGATCAGCTCTGTAAACGATTTAAAGGCGTTTGCCAGAGTAATTAGTTTTCCGATTACCGTGTTGATCACTCTGATAACCGGAGTGAAAAGGTTTATCAGTCCCTGGCCAATCGTAGCCTTCAGGGAATCAAACTGCAGAGTGAGTATCCTTACCTGGTTTGCCCAGGATCCTGAGGTCCTTGCAAAATCCCCCTGAGCTGCTGCCAGCTGGTTTTGTACGAAGGAATACCTTAACGCAACCTTTTCTGCTTCTGACATCTTCGCCGTTGTTTTGCCGAAGCCATTCGCCAGAGCATAACTGTCAAGGGCAGTCTGAGTCATGACTACGCCAAGATCTTTCAGAGATTCCGTTTCACCTGTGAAAACGGATTTCAGCTTGGTGTAAGCTTCATCCTGTGACAGATTATAGAAAGACGCTACATCACCTGCCAGCTTGGTAAGACTGGATCCCATGTCATAAGCCTGTTCCTCGGAAAATCCAAAGGCTTTCGCCATTGCCCCGAAGGTACCGGTGAACTGCTTTGCCATGGTCTCGGAAAGTCCAAAGCTCTGGGCTGCGCTCTTGGCAAATTTATCAACCTGTGCGGTCATGTTCGGAAATGTAACGTCTACAACGTTCTGAACCTCTGCTAGATCTGAGCCAAGCTCCAGGCATGACTTTCCAAAATCTATCAGCTTTTTAACGCCAAATGCTGCTGCAAGAGTTGCACCGGCTTTCTTTGCCAGAGATTCAATGCCGCGCATCTGCGACTGAAACCGATTCTGATTAACGACCAGGTCAAGCCCGATCTGTCCAACACTTGTTGCCATATATGCCACCTGCCTCTATCATGAGGACATCGACACATGGCACTACTTGTCCTGATTAATCTTTATTTCAAATTCTTTTTTACAATGGCGCCCCTGGCACCGGATGAAAACACCCCGACATTTTGCATCCGGGGTGTACTGTACTTTCTGTTCGTGTCCGCAGAAGGGGCATTTTACCTTGTTTTTATCCATTCGCACCTCCTGCCATATCAATAAATGCCTGTTTCATAGCTTCCAGGAATTTATCTCTGTCTTCCTCTGAAACCTTCATTGCCTGTTTATTTCTCCATTCGCGGCGGATCCGGCGCTGTTCCGGGGTGAAATGTTTTAAGATCTCTTCATCCTCTTCTGCGCGGATTGCTACGATCCTGCCAAGGGCTGTATCCGGGCCGATTCCGGACAGAAGGTCCGAAAACTCGTCCCAGGGCATCCCTGCAGGAATTTCCTTAGAAAGACGTAACCCGTACTGTGATTGAAACGATGATACGATCAGATCAAAATCATCTATCAAATCATAGTACGGGTCACTGCTCTCCCTGGTCTTCTTCTCCCTGGATCAGATCCATTGCGGTCTGGATAATAATCATAAGATCTTTGAAAGGCAGACGCATTTTTTTAATCTCATTACGGTCTTTTTCGCTGAACAGCTTTTCATATGCCGCAATAGTTGATTCTGTATCGGAAGAACCTTCCTTGAACAGGCCCATAATCTCAAGCATGGTACCCGCATCTGCATTTACCACGAATTTTCTGCCCTTGATAATCAGGGCAGGATTTTTATCAAAGCTTAATTTGTCTGTAATATCAATACATTTTGCCATTTGTTTTCTCCTTTTACTTGCAAAAATCCCGCAGTTACTACGCAGCTGGTGTAATCTCCGGTTTTCCATTGCTCATGATATCGAATTCAAGAGGTGCTACAGCTGTGGAATCTCCGGATCCAACATTCTTCACATTGATAACTGCTTTTGTAAACTTCACAACAGTGCCATCCGGGAAAGTCCACTGAGTATCAGCTTCCGCATTTCTTCCGTTCTTCCATGCCAGTCCTGCAACAAAATCATTTCCGGCATCCCCGACATTACGTTTTGCAGTTACGGAAATTGTAATGCTCTTGGATGTCATTAAACGTCTGGTCCATCCTTCTGTGTCAAATGGGTTCCACTCTTCCACTCCATTATCAAAAGATACGGAAAAGGTTACACAGTCTGCAATATTTTTCAGTGAAGCAGTGCCGCCTGATGCTGCTGTGTCTATCTGGAACTGGTTCTCGTAGCATGGATATACGCCAGTCTTGGAAGCTGCGAACAGCTGAAGGTTCATCACAATTTTATTCTTCATCCTTATTTCCTTTCTTTTCAAAAATCACTGCCAGCTCTATAACCATCTCATAGATGCCGGAATCATCTACACCTATATCCTGAAGATCGTAGACTGGCAGGATAAATTTAATAGTTTCATCGTTTACAGTTGCATTTCTGGTGGCTCTGACAGCTTCAAACAAGGCTTTTCCTGCTTTTTCGGTCTCACGCTGGGATTTATTCCAATGTACCAGCAAAGTGACGTATTTCGTGCCATAGGACTCCAGCTGAGGTCCACCGATTGCCACCTTATACTCATGCTGGTGTTTACTGTTATAAACACCAACTATTTTTTCCGGCTTATCCGGAATTGGTCCAACATACACAGTCCCCTGTGTGAGCGTCTCAATATAATCTCTGATATCCGATAACGTCATAAACCAGCCAGCCTCCTGTAGTTTTCCTTGAATGCTTTCACTGCAAAATCAGCATTTTTTCCACCTGGAAGCCAGTCCTCGTACCATTTGCCTTTTGCATTCGGGTTTTCATCCTTTTTAAAATGAAATTCCGGATGAAAATACAGGCGTCTGGCATAAGGCGTACTGGATATGATACTTGCTTTTCCGTGACTGCTTTCAGATGTATCTACAAAAGTACTCTCATTCTGCAAAGCACCGGTATCTCTTGGAAACACCTGTGCCTGCTCAACTTCTGTATGTAAACCTTCTGCTGTCTGCTCCAGGGCTGCCACCTGTGCCTGTGTCAGCTGATTGATCTTCGGAAAGTTAAGTTTAACAGTCGAATTGACCTTGATCATATCAGAAGCACCTCCGTGTAATTTACGGTACCGTCCGGATTTCTGGCTTTCCTGGCTTCCTGGATCTTTCTCTTGACACCAAATATGGTTACTGTACCACCTGATATTACCGGAAGCTCCGGGCAGATATCTCCCGGGAATAATGCGGATCCGGTAATCTGAACCATTTTCTTGTCAGCTGTGAAGATTGTCTTTGCTTTGTCCTGGTAATTGCATTTCCCGGAATATTCAAAACACGGAAGAGGCTCCCCATATTTATCCCGTCCTTCCTGCTCCATCACTAAACCGATATCCGTCTTACAAAGCCTTTTGGGTACTAAACATGGATATTTCATAGCTCACCTCGCTAATCTGCAGCACAGCCCTGTCTGGCACAGCAGTGCATACAGATCTCTTTTCATTGCCACTCCTTTGTCTGTGAATATGTTCCAGCTGCTGCCGAACTGGGCGGATACACCGTTAATGCTGTAGCTTGAAAGTATCGAATTGATCTCATCTGCATTCTCGGTTTCAAAATCTGCCTGCTGGCAGACAACATCCTGAATGATATCCTGTTGGAATCGTGTCAGGTTGGAAAATCCCCTGCCTACAATCCGGTTGTAGGTCAGGGAATCAATGTGCCTGGAAGCCTGCACCAGGGCTTTCTTCAGATCATCATCTTCAATCAGTGTTCCTTCGTATTTGCCCTGGTAGTATCCAGGGCTTGCATATGGTTCATAGCTCATAACCGCTCACCTCATTTCGAAGTGTTCTTTTCTTTTGCAGGCCTTTCCTCTTTCTCTACCGCTTCTTTAGAAGCTTTCTCCGGAGTTTCTTCTACCTCGTATCCATGGTCTTTGAACCACTGGATCAGATAAGGATCTTCCGTTTCCCCTACGCCGTTGCAGAAAGGAACGGAAGCTGAAACACCTGTGTAATCTTTATTTGGACTTTTGATCTTCATTCTTCGCCTCCTATTTTACCTTGATCCCTCTGAATACACCTGCTGCCTTAGAAGTCTTCAGTGCGATGGCTGCATTCATTTCAACCTCACCTTTCTTCACGGCCCCAGCAGTTGAAAAGTCCGGAAGCCAGGTCTGTACAGGTGCTACTCCTGCGAAAGACACTGCATGGAGTCCATCCATCGCAAGTCTGGCCACATACAGTGAGGTTTTTCCATCTGTGGATCCAATGGGCACTACTTCATCATTCGTACCCGGTTTGGTCTTCAGGTCAACAAAAGGAATGCCGCCATAGCTCTCTACCTGATTTCCCCAGTTATCCTTTGTTACCTGATACATGCTGGCACGTCTCGCACAAGCTCTCAGTTTTGAAATCAGTTTATTATTTCCGCCAATGAATGTCGGCGTTCCATCCAGACCGCCAAGGAACTCATCCAGCATATCCAGGAAATACTGATAATTTTTGGTAACCATCTCGGAAGTGGACAGATCGATCACTCCATCTGCATTGTATTCTGTAGAGCTTCCTGTAAGTGCCTTATCCAGTCCGTCAAAGCATTTGGAATCAACCCCTGTATCACCATTGATAAAGGTATCATTGAAAAGTGCCTGAGCTGCTTTGATTTTCTGTGCCTGCTGCAACTCCACTTCGCTTACAATACCGCCCATATTCGCAATAACTCGGTCAATCTCATAAGCTCCACCAAACACCTTGATCTCAACTGTGTGGCGTTCCTTGGTTACCTCAGATGGTGCATATTCTTTATTGATCTCACGAAATGCAGCTGTCGGCTGTGTTTTCAATCGTGTGTAGCTGTAGCTTGGTGTAGCCCCTCCACCAGTAGGGGATACCGCATCGTCAAATGGAATGTGTTCCAAAATATAATTTGATTTCTGAAATTCATCAATAACGCCCATCTGCAGATCATCCTGGACGTTTTTCTTAGCTTCTTCTAATGTAATTGCCATAATTATTCACCTTTCCCTTCTGAACCCAAGTTCAATTTTGCCGCAATCGCTTCCTTCATTGACATATGGCCTTCTTCGCCTCCCGGCTCAGTTTTTGGCGCTCCCAGCGGGAAGAATCCTTTCTTTCCCTTTCCGGTCTGCTGTTCCTGTTTAAACAGGAATGGTTTGCTTTCTTTTAAGGCTTTCACCTGTTCTTCCAGACCAGCCACTTTTCCATCTTCCCCAAGAATCAGCTTATTACGATCCACCAGGCCGGCAACCAGATCGCTATCCTGTGCAGTAGAAGAAATAGCCATTTTAATTGCATTGGTAAGCTTAAGGGTCTTCAGCTCATTCTGGTGTTCTGTGTCTTTCTGGCGGTTCTGTTCCTGAAGATCTGCAATCTGCTGCTTCAGCGCTTCATTATCCCCGACTGATGCCTTTAAAGTATCCAACTGAGTTTTATAATCATTCACTGTTGTTTCCAGCTGCTTTCGCTGCTGTTCGGTTGTGTCATAGGTTTCTTTGGCAACATATCCTTCCAGTTCTTTCTTGGATTCATCTGCTGCCTTTTTTGCAAGGCTCTTTTCAATACCCAGAGCCTCAAACTGTTCCTGTGTCATGTCTTTCTCCTTTCTGGTAGTTTCACGCCATTCCGGGCATAAAAATAAGGCTTCTAATCCTCAGCCTCAATGGGAGATTTTGGATCACCGCCTTTCTGCGCTTTGACAATCTTTACTAGCTGCAGGTTTGCAAGATACTCTGCTCTTTTCCGGGGCACTTCCAGTTCTTCCCCGGCAGTGCGAAGAACCAAGTCATTTTCTTTGTCGCGGAAATTATGCTGCACTATCACCTTCAAATAACCACCTCCTTATTGTTTTGGCAACTGTCTTCTTAAACCCTCTGAAAGCAGAATAAATTCCATAAACCGAAACTAAAATTACCGCAAAGTAAGTTGAATATACACCTACCGCAATCACCATCTTAACTGCTACCAGCAAAATCCTCACATTCCACATCCCTATCCAAATATAAAATGCAAGTTTAAAAAGTGTGAACAGCAGATCCTTACCTTCAATTACTACAGTTTTCATTGTCTTTACCTCCTATTTGCGCCGGCGCAATTTTTAATTTTAGACATAAAAATGCCACCAGTCATTTTTAACTGGTGGCATCTAATACCATAATACCGTTTTCTCTGTTGGTGGATTCTCCATTTTCGCTAACCTCCTCAGTTCATTCCGAACATGCGGTGCTGCGAAAGAGCTTGCATTCTCATGCTCTGTAACTTTTCCATCCTCAATCCTCATAAAACCTTTTGGTCCTTTCCCCTCTGGGTAATAATCGGCAGAAATCATATTATTTGTCTTTTTTATGTTTTTCAAGATTACCATAATACTCTAACGCCTCCTTCGGGTAATCATATTTTTCAGTGGCAAGCTCATGCGCTTTCCAATGCTCCATATCAGGATTTTCTCTTTTAATTTTCATCTCAAGAAGCTCATGCTCTATCAAAGTGCGGTCATGCGGCTTAATGTCTTTCCCTGTCATAAGCCGTTGCCAACTCTGAGCTATGGCACAATCAGGATCAAATCTGCGGTATGCCTTTAAATCCGGATCAAACAACGATTCATCTTCAAAAAGATATGCCTTTATCTTTGCTATATCAGATTCTTCTTTTCCCAGATTTTCAGCAATCTTCTTCGCGTCAGTAGAAAAACTCCTGATCTCTTTGTAGTACATCTCTGCAAAGTTTTCTGCCTCTTCACTGAATATATCTGTGATTCTGGCTCCTGATATCATTATAGCAGAGTCCGCATCATTTGCAACGGATTTCCACTCATTTTGTTTCTGCTCATACTTCTTTTTGTTCTCCGGATCCAGGGAAAAATCTGCCAGCCTACCGAACTTTTTTTCCTGTCTTCTGGCATACTGCTGCCGGTTTTCCTGTTCCTGCTTCCGTACCAGTTCATTCAACTCTGTTTTGATATACCTGCTCTTCTCTGGCGGGGTGCTGATGCCTTCGAAGTATGTGGTGTGGCTATCCTTACAGCGCGGATGGTACAGACCTGCAGCTATGGCACTGCTCATAAGTGGATATTTGATTCCGGTAACTGGGGACTTTCCGTCTTTTGGACCATTGCTCCACACATCATCAATCAGCACCTTTCCCACAAAGGGCAAGCATTTCGGACAGGGATTTCCACGTTTATTCATAATCACTGTAGATATTCCCCATTCCTGGCGTTTCTGCCCTTCTCCTTGGAGATATGCCCTTTTACTGGCTGTTCTGATTGCCATATCCGCATAATCAGCAAGCGTGTGTCTTGCACCGTTGGCATACTGCACACAATTCAAGCCAGCCTTTACAAAATCCTCTGTAGCCATATCCACAGCTTTCTCATAGGTTCCTGCTCCGGTGTTTGCGTACACCTGAGCATTGTAGATTACCTTACGGTACTGATCATTTGCCATTCGAAGCACGGCAATTTCCGCGTGCTCCATATCATCCATGGTTGCTTTGATTAACGCTTCCAGTTTTCTATCATTCAACTTGAAAAATTCAGCAGCTGCCCCTTTGGCAATACGTTTGGCAGGAAAACCATTTCTGATAGCTTCCAGGATCGCAATTTCCTGTGCTATCTCGCCTTCAGATCTGGATATGGATATCAGAGCTTTTATCTGATCATTGATATCCTTGAACTGTTTTCCATATTTTTTCTGGTTGTCCTTCTTGTACTTTTCTAAGGCTTTCAGTTGCAATGCCTGCCACATAGCCCACTGCTTATCTTCGTCAATCTCTTCCAGCTTATGCCGACGCATATTGCGGATCATGGAAGACATAAGCTCATTTTCTATGGATTCAAAGGCGGCTCCAATGTCGTAGACGGTGTTAAGCTTCGGCATCTGTGGTTACCTGCTTTCGAATGTTTGTAGCAAGCCTTGCACATCTCGCCCTTTGCGTACAACGAATATTTGTACAATATTTGACCTGTTCTGTAAGGCTTGAGCAGTCTATCTTCTCTACTTCTGGTTCGAAGTCTGGACAATAACTACAGAATTCCTGGAGCAACAATGTAAATCCTGGAACATTCATCTGGATCACCTCCCGTTTGCATATACCTTAAAACCCTGGCTTTTGAATATTCGGATCATGTCCTTCAGCTTTGTTTTGCTGACACAGGCATCATTTCTAAGCTCAGCATAATCATTCTTTTCCAGAGCGTACACGCCCATCGGTACCTGCCCCTTTGCTACTTCCAGAAGCCCCTGGTACTCCTTTCGGTTCATCCGGTAGATCCTTGGTCCTACTTTTACCTTCATCGTTCTCACCTTCTTCCAGATCTGTTTCAAATTCTCCCGCTTTCATGGTAAGCCCCGGCTCTTCCAGATCCTGCACTCCCTGTTCCAGTTTCAGACGTTCTACTTCTGCTTCTTTTTCCTCATCTGTCCAGGTATCTCCGTACAGCTGATCCACAGAGGTCTCAAGGCTCATAACTCCGTACTGTTTGGCTTTTCCTACAGTTTCCACAGTCGTTCCGAAGTCTGGGGATGCATACTCTCCAAACTTCACGGATACCTCATACTCTCCCGGATTGTTCCCGTTCATAATATCGTCACACTGCAGGATTGTCTTAAACAACTCCGGCAATGCACTGTTCAAAGCGTCTACTATTTTCCCTCTCACATGAAGGGTAACCTTTTCTTTCTCCCTCTGTGATTCTGCATTATCTGTTTTCTTCAGATCAATTCCCAGTGTGGATGGTGATATGATTCCCTGCAGAGCCATATCAAGGAAATTGGCGTAGCTGTTTACATAAGCTTCGTAGGATATCTGGGGCTGTGAGATTTCTACCTGGTGGCTGGCATTCTCTCCCATATCGTCCCCAATGGCAATAAAGTCATTGTCAAATGGATTAGCCGGAAGCAGCTCCCCGGTTTCCTCATCCCTTGGAATCAGATTTTGCGGAATATAACGTTTGATCCTGCCCATTCTGATTGCGTCCATCCACTGACTGATTGTTTCATCCAGTCCATCCAACACATCTGTCTTTCCTTCAAAAAGGGCTTTTCCTCTGTTCTTATATCTGGTGGATGTAAGGATTTTAAGCGGCACCGCCAAAATCAGGCTTTCATCGAATCCAAAATCAATCAAATGGGCTGTTTCCGGAAGAAACTGTAATGGGGCTTCTTTTCCGGCATCATCGTAAAGCTTGTATCTTATATAGCCATATCCATAGGTTTCCTGCAGCCTGTAATCTTTGTTCCTGTTTCTGTATGTTGTGTAGAACTTGATTTCCCGCAGGGTCGAATGGATATATACATATTCCACGTCCTCAGCATCGTAAAATTCTACAATGGGGTAAGGGCTGCACTCATCTGCAGTAATCTTAAAGGCTCCATCTCCGGAAGATAATGCTCCAACGATAGCATCTCCAATCACATCGTTCAGCTTGCTTCCCTCAAAGATTTCATTCCATCTTTCTTCCAGAATGTCCATATTCTCGCCAAAATCGACGGCATCCAGATCGGCCAGCACAATGTCTTTATATCTGTCTACTACAGTTCCAACGATTCCGCTGTGTATCTTTCTTACATTTCCTTGTGCTGTGGCCGCCCAGAAGCGGGCTTTCTCCACATCCCATTTTGCAGTCTTTTTAAAGTACTGTTCCAGGGTCACTCCATCTCCCTGATACCACAGCTTGTTCTGGATCACGTTCTCACGGAAGGTATGAGCTTCTCTGATTGTAATCACCCTGTCTCTTGCAGGTTCTATCCGGAATAGCCGTGCAATAAAATTCTGAAGCCAGTTCATAATCATCACCTCTTGTAAATCTTGCTCTGGTATGGGATCCATGCATACTGCACAGAGTTAACCATATGGTCATGCCCATCTTCTGGTGTATTGTCTTTATCTTCTCTCCAGCTGTATGTTTCCATCTCATGAATGTAAGTCGGGCAGGTATCAAGTACAAAAAAACACGGCTCAATGCCCGTCTGGTCATCAAATGCCATCCATCCAAGCTGGGCATTGATACGATCGATAATCTCCATTTTTTTCCATGCATCGTTAAGTGTATAAATGCAGCCATTTCTTCGCTTATACTTATTCCATTCCTGCATGGTTGCCTGATCGGCACTGTCCAGAAATACGTTTCGTGCAAGTCCCCATTCCTTCTTGTTGCGGTCAAGGAAATCAATCAAATTCTTTACTGTATCTGAAGGAGCCAAGGGGATGTCCAGTTCTGCATTGCTGTAAACTTTTTCATCCAGGACGATGCATTTTCCCTTGTTTGTGATCCCAAGATAGGAAAAAGCAATTGTGTCCGGGGATTTCTGGGAGTATGAGGTATCGACTGCTGCCGAAAACCACATGAAAATTTCGTGTTTCTTGGGTTCTCCCAGTCTTTGTACAAATTGTTTTGCCCATTCCTTTGTACGGACATGCTGCTGGCGCAGGAAGATGCTGAACACAAGACCTGTTGCTTTTCCCCTTAGTCCTTCGATCTTGTTCTTATATATCTTGGTACCTTTCGGTGTATTCTGGATGATCTGCTTTTTCTTTTCTTCCGGAAGTCCGGCATTATCATCAAAAGAAAAGAACCAGTGGACCCAGCCGGGCTTTGGTTCTTCCTTTAATTCATCTTTAATTTCCTGCGGTGTATCCGCTTCCCATTCAGGAAGCGGACGGCTGCAGTTGATATACTCTTTATACACATCCAGGCTCGGATCATCCGGGTTTAAGGTTGCCATGAGATAATCACAGCGCATGGAAGCTTCACGGACAAAGTCAATATCTGCCGTGTTGATCTCATCGATGTACAGGCATCCATACTGACCGCCAAGGGCTTTCTTCCATTTCTTCTTGTTTCCATATCCCAAAACGTATATGGTTTTGTCCCCGGATGAAGTATGAAAAAGAATATGCGGGATCTTATCATTCTTGGTGCCGGATCCGTTGTACTCTACCAGGCTTCCGAAATCGTCCAGGATTCCAAGGTCTTTGTTAATAATGTTTTTCTCTGCTGTTCCTGTGTCGTCTGCTGCCAGGATATGAAGCTTTTTCGGACTCTGGGCTACCTTCAACATGAACTTAAAAATTCCTACTGTAGTCTTTCCTGCTGCCGTGGTACCTTCCAGGAACTCCACCGGTGTCTGGCATTTCAAAAACGCTTTGTATTTTTCAGACAGCACGAGATCCATGCTGCTCATTATCCGCCTCCGCTGATCTGCTTGATCAAGCTGTCCAGTTTTGATTTTTCTTCTTCCATACCGCTGAGCTGAAGCTTGTCATTCCACATTGCCAAATGGCGTCCAAGCATATCCAGGGCTTTCAGTTTGTCTGCAAGCTTGATTTCTCTTTCCACGCCATCTTCTCCAAAAGATTTTACTTTCACGGACTGTATAGCTGCCAGATCGTCCCTGGAAGCATCTTCTTTTAGTGTTGCGTCTTTTGCATTGATTACATCATCTGCATTTACAAATGCAATTCTGGCCAGCTCCAGAAGAACACGGTCAGCATTTATTCCGGTTCTTTTGGATCTTTCTGCGATTGCCTCTGAGATTGCTTCTGAAACTTGGGTTTTCTGGAGTAATTCATGTCCGATCTCAGAAGCTCTCTGACCATTTTTCGCCTTGTATCCGGCTCTTATGGCGGCCTGGGTAGCATTCAGGTCAATCAGATACTCATCTACAAATCTCTTTTGTTTTTTTGTCACTCAGGCTCACCTTCTTTCAAAAATATAATAAAATACAGTCCTGCCAGCACCATCCACGACAGCCTTGCCGCCGTCAATCATGAAAGGAGGTGACCGTATGCAAGAAATAACGGCTGGTGCTGTGCACGCTGTACGAAAATTGGCATAGAAAAAGCAGCTCCGAAGAGCTGCCTTTGTTGGTGTGTTATTATTTTAATGACTCAAACTTTAAAAACTCGTGTGAATCTACTATCATTCCAATCGTTACATTTTATGCCTGCACTTTTACTCATTGTCCTTAACAAAGTAATTAGCAAATCATCAGTTATTTTTGTATTTTCACCATTTATAGCCAACCATAAATTGTCAAGAGCTTTCATAACCTCTGGGTCATCATGAAAAACTATAATAACTCTGTTTAAAGCCCTTGTAAGTCCTTGACAATTAATATCTAATGCATTTAATGTAGAGCCCGTCATTTGATACTTATAGCCAAATATATCATCTACAAGCTGTTGTTTTCGTCTCTTTTTCTCGGCTTTTGCATTTATAACAAGAGTTATGATAGTCGCCAATACCCCTGAAATAATCGCTCCAACCAATGTTATTGCAATTTGTTCTTTTGACATAAAAAAGTCCTCCCACATACATTTTCTTTCATCATACTACAAAACGCCCCGTATTTCTACAGGACGTTAGCAAAAAATGTATGTAGTTGGTAGAGCTTCTCACGAAGCCAATCGGAACACCAGGACTCGAACCTGCGGCTCGACTTAACGGCTCATGCTCCCTCCCGATCAGGGAGGTGTTCCGGTAGTGCAGAGTGCGCCACCTTTGCACTGCGATATCATTTTAGGCTACTGTGGTGCCAGCAATCCCCTGGCTGATATCTGCCAGAATCAACCGCCAGGCTGTGACACCTGGCAATCGCTTGTCAGAAACTTTTCACCACACTAAAAGGATTAAGCCACCGGCTCCGCTGAGCCTTCGGCTTCATTGTTATCTTACAACGACAAATCCGACTTTTCCGACCTTTTTCATTTAATCCCGCTCTTTTTCAAGTAGGCATCTCGGATATGTAATCTCGGATAGTCCGGGCTCTGGGAATATCCTGTCTTAGCCGCTATCTTCTCCCAGGTCATCCCATCCCGGTAAAACATCTTAAACACACATCTAGTCTGACCATCTGGGATATCGTCAATCCATTCCTCAATAACTGCCACCTGCTTTTTCTTCCTGGCCAGAGTCGTTTTTCGCTGGTTGTATTTCGCACAGTCAAAGCCAACTACGGTCTCTGGCTTCTTGGATCCGTCCTTGCCATTCAAGATCACGCTGTTTCCCATGCCCTTGTCTGTCATCCAAAGCTCATTCAACTCATATTCAAGGACTGGAAGCTCCCTTTTCAGTTTCTTGTATCTGTCCAGGAGCTTCCTGGTTATCTTGACCTCTTCCAACGCTGTCACCTCCTACAAGCTGTTCGTATCTATGTACCCGCTTCACGATTGCCGGTTCTGATCTGGCATCCTCCAGGAGCTTCCTGGCCTTGTCCGGGTTCATGCTTAATTCCTTGGCAACCTGCAGCACTCTCTTCTCATCAATCATCTGGCACCTCCACTTCCGGCCAGTCATCCGGCGCTATATAGCATCCAAAAAGATCATCACAATCTTCAAGAAGAACACAGCCTTCACAGTGACAGTCCTGATCAGCACAATATCTGCGTATTGTGTTCACTGCTTCAACTACTTCCTGATTTGTCACTTCTTTCTGCTCTACATCAACGATCTCTATCATCATGCTCACCTCTGTTTCTAATCATGCAGGAGCCAGGCGATCACGCCAAAGGCTCCGATCAGCACGCCAACACCCATTGCAACGATTACATCTACCATTCAATCCCACCACCTTTCGCAATTTCTACTGCTCTATCTATTGCAACCTTTTGTCCTCTTTCACCCTCCCAGCATTGGCCTGTATAGCTACACGTTTCACAAGAAATGTTCGCACATACATCATATTCTTTTAATTCATTCAGTTGCTCCACCACCTTGTCCACATCATAGGCGGTTGGCTGCTCTTCGATTTCCCTGAGTACACATGCAACACTTTCGTTAGCATCTATCATTATGCTATCTGAATTGGGATCTGTATTTAACCAACCTTTTACTTTTTGGGTTAATAGATCCGCATCAATCAATCTCATATTTTTTTACCTCCCAGCTCCTGCACTCCCGACAGCGAATCTTACTGCTACATAAAGTGCCTTTTATCATTGACAACCTCGGGCAGGTCGGGCGGACGTATACGATCAACTCTCCTACCTTGCCGGTACTGTGTTTACAGGTTTTATATTTTTCTGCCATGTTCAGCTCCTTTCTTTCGTTTCTGGTAGATACTCCGGAAAATCAAATATTGTCATCTGTACTTCTGGAGGATTTTCCCACTCAACACCTATGTAATCTAACACACGTCCCCAGCCATATTTCTCACCGGTTTTCGGATCTGTACAGCAGCGATACATCCAGAACTCCCACTCTTTCGGATTTCTTTCCCGAAGTTTATCAAACCTGTGGGGACGCTGTTCCAGGTGAATTCCAAACCCACACATGGAGCATCCGGTCCGCTGTGCGCCTGTGGTTCGAAGAACTGCGATTGGATCAGTAACAATCTCTCCGTAGATTTCCGGAACAATAGATAACAATGGAACATACTCCTTAAGGCTTCCATCTTGATTCCTTCCATAAGGTTGCGCATGGAATCTTGCTTCAAAGAAATCCAAATGAGTGTGATACCATTTGTCCATTTCAAGTGCCAGGCTTAAAATATCCGATCTCATGAATATTGCAAACGGCGCGGATCTGATCACTGTCTTGCCATAATAATTACAGCCATGATCTATCAAAGCCTCTTCCCTTTGTCCTCCTTCACTTGCCATCATTCCCAGGTACGGAACACTGTTATGGTTTTTCGCCCAGTCATCGCAGGGCTTCTCTTTCAGCCAGTAACAGCACTCATTTGATACCGGGATGTCCGGATCTGGCTTGCCATAATGGACACCTTCGTTCTCATTCTCATAGCCACCGAATAGCTTCAGCCATTTCTTCGGGAGCTGCATCCGACTGTTATTAGCGAAATGTCCCTGCTTTCCGCATTCACCGGTTATTATGGCATGGCGGACAGTTTTATTATTTTCTGTTGGGTGTTGCAGAGTATTGATTCTGCCAGCTATCTTTTTGCTGATAACCGGAAATCCGACTTCATTAAGCACTTGTACCTTGCTCTTGTATGACCGTACAATCTCAACTCCGAGAGCTCTGTGCACCTTCTGGATGCTCTTATCCTCCACCCCAGAAATAGATATTGCATGAGGTTCGATCCCGATACTGCACAACCAGATATACAGGGTTATACTATCCAATCCTCCCACGCTTACATGTACATTCATGTCTCTGCTAAGGATTTCCTCATAGAACTGCCAGGCTTTGATTGCCTGTCTTTTAAGCTTAACCTCATAAGGCAGCCTTTGACGTGCCGTAAATATAGCTCTATGCTCTTTCTTCTTTTGTTTCCACTCTTCCGTGGATAATTCATTTCCCATCTTTCCAAGAAGCCCGGTATACCCTTGCCCCGGCCGGAGGCTGGCTCCTTTCTTGCTTGACTATCTTTTTTTCTTTGCCAGACATTCCAGCTGCCACACTACATCCAGCAGTGCAACTTCTACTTGCATCGTCTGGCATTGTTCTCTAATCTGGTGACAACGTTCTGCAACTCTCTCCCAGGCTCCAGCATCTTCCGGAAGAATACCGTTGTACTCTTCATACAGCTCCTGTACTTCTGGATATTCTTCCCAGAGAGCTTTTCGTTCCTGGAGTGTCAGCCAGATCATGGCAGCCTGTCGATCCGGACATAAATCCCAGGGACTTCCGCCCAGAACTTTTCCACGATCTCCGAAGCCACCAGTGCATCATCATCCCAGAAACCAACTTTCGTCATGCAGTCCTTTAATAGTTTCTGCAGATTGTCCGTATCCGGTTTGGAAAGTCTGTAGGTACCATCCAAATGTTTTCCCCTGGGGAAGCACCACTTTGTGATCAGCCTGACTCCACAGTGATATGGTTCATCTGGTACATGCTGTCCAAGATATGCCACCAGTTTCTGTCTGGCTGCCTTTAATTCCGGTGGCTCATAGAACACTGGCTTTCCTCCGGCAACCCTGACCTGTTTTTCCTGATGGGTTACAGTCGGCGGAACCATTGCCATGAAAAAATTCAAATTCCAAAATCATCAACTCCTTTTTTCGGGTGATCAAGTATGGTGCCCACCTGAGTGCGGGGTGGGTGGTCGTCGTGCGTGAGCTTATCGCACGACTACCTACCCCCGCTAGGTGGGGTGCGCACATACATATATACGTAGTATATAGTTGCGCACCCCCCATTTTTGCGCACTGCTCACAACCATAAAAATAATGGTTTTGCGCACCGTGAACATCATTATAAAAAATATGGTTCTGCGCACTACTCTGTATCATGGTTGTGAGCACTCCTGCGCACTCTTTCTCCTGATGTATGTTTTTCCATCTTCACCAAAATATTTTTCAAATTTATTCCGCAATTCTTTCTTCTGACGCTTGCCTTCTCCCAGCCAGGAAAGTAACTCTTTTGCACTTGTTTCAAGTGCTTCTGCCAGCTCTGAAGCAGAAATTTCACGGCCATCAAATTCAATATTCTGGAATGCAATCTCAAACTCATTTAACTTACGCTCACGGTTCTTTTGAGCATTTTCTTTTCGCCTCTGGGACGCTTTTTCCCACGCAGGCTTATCATCTTCCAGCTGCAGGTCTTTCAGGCTTCCTACCTGATCAATCCTGTGTACCGGATAATCGAACCACATATTGACCGGATCAAACTTCGGGAACTCTCTTAAGGTTCCCTCAATTCTCCATGCAGTACGCGCCTGTACTTCCGCTTTCGCAGCCGTTATCTGCTTATCCAGGGCTATTTTCTGCCATTTATCCAGGTGTGCCTCACAGTAACCCAACATCTGTGCACTGCTCAACAGATCGTCCTGTGAGAGGTCATCCTGCCACTTATAATGTGCATCCAGATATGCTTTACAAGTTCCACAGACAGCCTTATTTTCTTCCTGTTTCATCAATGCCTCTGTCGGCTCTAGCTCGATCAAATCCAGAAGTGCATCCGGATCACGGGCAAATACACCGGATCCAGAAGCGCGGTCCATGGACTTCTTACCGCCCTGATTTCCTTTGCTGTGATGATGACAGTAGATCACGGCACAGCCAAGCTCTGTACACACTTTATCGAACTGGTTACAGAAGTTCGCCATCTGATCGGCACTGTTCTCATCACCAGTAATGACCTTATAAATCGGGTCTATAATGATCGCTACATAATTCTTCTTTGCTGCCCTTCTGATCAGCTTTGGTGCAAGCTTATCCATAGGCACAGACTTTCCTCGAAGGTTCCAGATATCAATGTTCTGCAGGTTGTCTGAGACATAGCCAAGGGACTCATATACATCTTTAAAACGGTGAAGACAGCTCGCCCGGTCAAGTTCCAGGTTCACGTACATCACACGTCCCTGCGCACAATGCCACTGCAGCCACTTCTTGCCCTCTGCTATGGCGATACACAGTTCAATCTGAAGGAAAGACTTACCAGCCTTGGATGGTCCAGAGATCAGCATCTTATGCCCTTTACGGAGCACCCCGTCAATGAGACAGGGAGACAGCTCCGGAAGATTATCCCAGACACTTTCCAGACCTTCCGGCTCTGGAAGATCATCATTCACACCTTCAATCCACTCATACCATTCATTCCAGGAGGATTTTCCTATGTTGGTATCCACAATGAACTGCTTCTTTTCCCCACGTTCTACACCTGGCATCCTGGACAATCTGGAAGGGTTCCGGTTCTGGGTATCTACATCAATCCCGTTCTTCTGGCAGACTTCATACAGATAATCAACGCGCTTCCTATACTCGCTATAATCCGCTGCATCCACCCTCACGATTGCGTGAAGGCTTTTCTTTCCGGAATACACCAGGCAGGCAATGGGAAGCTCCAGCTCACGTAGGATGGCGTTCTGCTGGTCGATTTCCATGTGATCAGATTCTACAAGAGCATACCGGTAGTCTGTTACATTTTCGTTTTTACAGCCGTTTCCATCCAGTGGGTTGAAACGGATCCACGCGCCAGCTTCCGGATTGTAATCACCCAGCACAGCTCCAATGTCGCCTTTGCAGGTATTCAGCTGCTCGATCAGCTGTCCTGCAGTACGGTCCCAGCTTCCCTTTTGTGGAAGCCATCTGGTACCTTTCTCGTCTGTCTTTTCCCAACTTCCAGTTACGTACCCTACGTTTTCCCCAGCTTCAAACAGGGTTTCCAGATATGTGATCAGCTGCTCTGCCGGGTTCCAGTTCTTTGGTTCCTGGATCTCCCTGCCTTCCAGCCAGTTCTTATCCACTACTACACGGTCACTGTCTACCTGTATACTATCGTTCCAGTCCAGTTCATGGCCTTTTTCCGGCACCCATCCGCGCTCCATTGCCATCTGTACAATAGTCCCACCAGTTACCGGAGAGGAGGAACCAGAAAAACTTCTCCACTTCTTCTCACATTCTCCGGCATGGTACCGTCCAAAGTCCTTCTGGCTCCACTGATCCCAGACGCTTACCGGATAGCCTTCCAGTTTCAGTGCCATTCCGACATTCACCCAGTCCTGATAGCTCAGGGAACCGGGATCGATGTATTCAATTATCTCTGTAAGGCTTGTCCGCTGCTCCATGTTTATGCTCCTTTATATTCCTGTGGTATAATGTCGTTCGGGATCTTCCATCCGTTCCCGGCAATCCTGTCAATTAAATTCTTGGCTGTGTTAAACTGCCAGGTCCCCACATGTTTAAATCCCCTGCCCTCCAGGAAGCGGATCTGCTTCGGGGTAGTAAGACCCTCATTTCTACGCTTGTCCAAACGGTCAAGAATCTTAGCTGCCTTTCCTGCATTCTCAATCTGATCCGGCATGATTCCCAGCTTTTCCAGTGTCTGCTTCTGTTTGTCAGATGGCGGTCCCATCTCCCATCCAAAAGACGGAACATAACTGGACAGGTCTTCTGCTTGAATAGACATCTCGAACTGCAGTGGATCTACAAGCTTCTTTTTCCGTTTTTTCATCTCTGCCAGCTGTTTAGCCAGGGATTCCTCACGCTGTGCGACTACATCTTCTGAGGCAGTCTTTTCCGCCTCTTCAATATCAATAGCTATGCCGGCTTCTCGTTCCAGGTTCTCCGTCATCTTCTGGGCTACTTCTTCATTCTCACAGATCAGACTTGCGGGGTGGCACAGTTCATGCCGCTCTGTATGCCAAAGGAAATCCAACAGCAACAGATGATCTTTTCCTGTTTCTGGTGAAAGTCTTGTGCCACGTCCCACCATCTGGCAGTAAAGGCTTCTTACCTTTGTAGGTCTTAATACCACAATGCAATCAACTGACGGGCAGTCCCAGCCTTCTGTCAGGAGCATGGAATTACATAACACGTTGTATTTACCAGCATCAAAATCTTTTAATACCTCAGCCCTGTCCTGGCTGTCTCCGTTTACTTCTGCCGCCTGGAAACCATAAGCATTTAGGAGATCCCGGAACTTCTGGCTGGTCTTTACCAGCGGCAGAAATACCACAGTTTTTTTATCCATGCAGTATTTCTGCATCTCCTGGGCAATTCCTTCCAGGTATGGATCCAGCGCAGTACCAATCTCACTTGCCTTGAAGTCCCCTGCCTGTACAGAAACGTTGCTCATATCGATCTTGAGTGGAATTGTCAGCGCCTTGATCGGGGACAGGTATCCTTCCTTGATTGCCTTAGGAAGGGTGTACTCATAAGCCAGGGATTCAAAATATACGCCAAGGTTCCGCATATCCCCACGGTCTGGCGTTGCCGTTACGCCTAACACCTGTGCTTCCGGAAAATGCTGCAGCACTCTCTGATAGCTGTCAGATATACAGTGATGGGCTTCGTCAATAATGATGGTATTAAAATAATCAGCCGGGAAACTTCCCAGCCTCTTTTCTCTCATCAATGTCTGTACAGAGCCAACCACTACCCGGAACCAGCTGCCCTGGCAGGAGCTTTCTGCCTTTTCCAAGGCACATCCAAGCCCGGTTGTCTTCATCAGCTTATCTGCTGCCTGATCGAGCAGTTCCCCTCTGTGTGCCAGGATCAGTACGCGGTCACCTTTACGGACACATTCCTCTGTTACCTTGGCAAATACCACAGTCTTTCCACAGCCTGTAGGAAGGACCAGCAGGGTTTTTAACACCCCGCTGTCCCACTGTTCAAAAATAGCTTCCTTCGCTTCTTTTTGATACGGCCTTAGTTCCATTTTTAAAAGCCTCCCGGTGTAAATGCAGGTTTACTGGTATCCTTTGGATACAGCTTTTCAATGTAATTGAACTTCTTGTTTGGATCCTTAATTCCAGGCTTCAGTCCGATCTTAGCGCGCGCAGTCTTGCCAGGAAGTGCACTCCAGTCCATACGGAGTTCTTCTCCCTCCTTCTTAAGGCCAACGCCACGGAACAGCTCAGACAGCTTCCACTCCAAACTGGTATGCAGTACATAATTTTCACGGATGGTAACCTCACGTTCTGGAACATGCACCGTAAAATAAACAACTGCCATATTGCATGGAGGGAGCTTACCCTCACCTTTAGATCTGCTACGGTCAAATTTCTCAATTGTTACGTTATAATCCCCTTCTGGAATTGGCTCATAATCCTGGGCATCCTGTTTGATGGAATCCTCCCAGCCTAACTCTCTTCCTTCTGCTGCCATAAATTTTTATCCTCCTTTAATTGAACGGCACCTGTTGTGTCGCTTTCATTTCTTTGATCATTCCATAGACCTGTGGCCATGCCCCGATCAGACAGCCATTGATAAAGTCCATGTCATAATCTTTCACCTTTACATCAGAGGGATAATACCCTCTTGCTGCCACTACGTTCTGGATGTCCCATTCATCTACCTGGTTACTCTCCATCAGGTCACGTAAAGCTTTAGGGATTCCGGGATCAATGGTGCTGCTCCTTGCTGTCGGTTCCGGAGTCTTTTGTGGTTCATTAAGCGGAAGGTTCATCTGCTCCCCAACAGTAACAGCAGGTTCTGTCTTTGTAGCTTCCTGTACCGTAGTCGGCTGAGGCTGTACAGTTGGCTGAGCCTGTACCGGCTGCTGCGCTGGTACGGATTTTGGCTGTGTTTCTTTTACTGGCACGGCATTTCCCTCAATGATTGTCCGGATGGAATCATAACTGAATGGGACTTCATCTGGCAGACCGTAGCGGTTCTTTGCATCCCAGCAGGCATTGTGGGTGGTATACATCACACGCTCACCGCCCTGGGCTTTCCTCTTTTTCCCTTTATCATCCACCGCAATAGAGAATGTTTTATAATTGGCAAACAGTAGCATGTCCGCCCATTCCTTGATCAGTGGGGAGGTCTGGGATGCTGTTTTCTTTCCAAGCTTTAACTCCCATCTGTCATAAGCTCCCAGTTCATCCGGCTGTTCAAACTTCCGGATCTGCGCATGTGCAGTAAGGACCACGTTGACACCAGCCTCTACAACTTCTGTCAGCTGATTGAGGAATTTCCCCAATTCTTCTTTTACATAAACATAACCATTTCCGTAACCAAAGTCCTCAATACCGGACTTTCTGTGCTTGTCGCAGATATGCCGGATACACATAGATTCCGCCCAGTCAATGGTATCTATGACCAGTGTCTTGCACATAGTCGGATGTGAGCGGACATAATCCACCTGGTCCAGCAACATCTGCCAGCTGGACGCCTTGGGAAGTCTCGCAACATCCATTGAATTGGTACTTCCTTCCGTGTCAATAAACACCGGATCCGGGAACTTGCTGGCAAAAGTGGATTTGCCAATTCCCTCTGGTCCGTAAATGACTACCTTCTTTGCACAGGGGATCACGCCTCTGATAATTTCCATTTAAAATGCACCTGCCTTCCATGCTTTTGGCTGTGGTTCTTCCGGATGTTCCTGTCCAACCACATATCCGTCTTCAATAATAATGCTGCACTCATCACCAGTAGAAACTCTGGTAGCAATTGCCTGGAGTCCTTCTGCTTCCAGCCACTCTCCAAACTCCTGCAGCGTCTTTCTGTCCATCTGTTCCAGCTTGTCCAGAAGAACGAAACCACACTGCGGGTTCAGTTTGCGGACAATTGCTGTAGAAACCTTCAGCCGTTCCGCTCCGGACATGTTGTCCCACTTCTGGCCTTTATAGACCAGCTCTCCATCTTTTACGGATAGCTCTGGAAGCGGAAGCTCTGCAGAGGTCAGAAGCTCGTTCTTCTTATCTCTGGTCTCTTCCAGTTGCTTTGTAAGATTATCGTACTTGGTACGGTACTCTTTGGCGTCATCCTCTGCTTTTTCCTTATCCAGGTTAGCTCTAACCTTACGGTTGATCTCCTCGATATTAGAGATATTAGCTTCCAGTTCTTCTGTGGACTGATCGGTCAGATCCTTTGCGGAAGTCTCTGCAATATCCAGGTCTTTTACAAGCTGCAGATGTTTCTGCTTAGCTGCTTCCAGAAGCTCAGACAATCTGATTACTTCCTCATGGGCGCGCTTCACAGAATCTCGGAGCTGTGCAGCCTGCTCACGTTTTCTCTGGTTCTCTCCATTCTTTGCCAAGATCTCCTGCTGCTGTCTGATCAGCTCAGAGGGTGACACCAGGTCTCTTGGAACATCCGGATAATAGGGCTGCTCTTTTGCAAATTTCTCTTTCTGATCAGCGGTACGTCCTACATACAGACGCTCCTGGTAAAGCTCTTTCTCTTCCTGTTCCAGCTCTACAAGCTGAGGTCCCACACCAATAATCTGCAAAAGTACTTTCGCCTTTTCAGTTCCGGAAGCTTCCATAAATCTTGGAAGATCCAGGGCAAGCTGTTCCACAAACTCATTGAGCAGCTGTTGTCCGGCTTTCTGACCATTCGGGTCTGTGACTTTGAGGGCACTGTTCTTTCCTTTACGCTCTACCACCAGACCATTGTTCATCACAATATGTAAGTTCGGCGGCACCATGGAGCCTTCCCTTGTACTCTGGGAAGGTTTGTAGCGCTCCCCGCCAAGTGCCCATGCAATGGAATCCAGGACTGATGTTTTGCCCTGCTGGTTATCTCCGCCAATGATGGTTAAGCCGTTCTGCGCCGGTTCCAGCTTTACAGCTTTGATACGTTTTACGTTCTCAATCTCGAGACGGTTAATTTTCATACTCATATTTGACTTTTCTCTCTTTCTCCTCTACAATAGAGGTTGATAAACTGTTTTTGTCCATTGGACACCGGATCCTGATGAGCTGCCAACTCTCAGGATCCATTTTCTTTTAACAACCGTGTAAGATGCTCCCTGGCTGTTTCGTAGTTTTTAACGGATTCTTTCATCATTACTTCTTCGCGATAGATATCATAAGCAGTCATTTTGCTTTCTGGAGGTTCCTCCACCCAAACCCGGCATGGATATCCAGCTAATCCTATTTCGAAACTTACATGGATTCCGCTTGCTATAGCTTTCTTCGAAAGCTCATATAACTCATCTATCATTTTTTCTAAAACCATGGTCTCCTCCCTTCCAGATTTCTTCTTTTAATTGACTTTTTCGACAAATCCCTTATACTAGAACATATGTACA